TTGCAAGCATGGGCAGCAGGAAAGATAGTTCCCGAACCCGCGAACGCGTCAAGGACCAGATCGCCTGCGCGTGTAGAACGCTTAAGCAAATCGACGAAAAGCTCGACGGGCTTGTTTGCACCATGAGTGAGGTTCTCTTCGAGCTTGCAAGGTATGACGTCAGAGTAGATGCCCGTAACTGGGCGATTACCCTTGATGGCGTAGAGGATTGTTTCATACTGCCTCCGGGGNCCGTGTTCGGGAAGGGGGACTCGGCCGGAGCCGAGCTTGTGNACGATCAGNGGGGTNCGGAAGACATACCAGCCGGCAGTCTGCATCATGGTCTTGAGTTCGTGGAAGTGNTCGAAGTCGCAGAAGATNTAGGCATGGGCNTGNGGCTTGGCGACGCGGAAGGCTTCGGGGCAGAAGGCGGACATGAGGGCCCGCCAGGCNTCGGGGCTNTCATCGTAGTGGTGTTCGGAGTTGGCGAGCTTCCCGCCACCGTCNCCNAAGGCCTGGGCNTTCATCCCATACGGCGGATCGGTAAGGATAACATCGAAGCGGTTGTCAGGGCACTGGGCCAGCCACGTAAGACAGTCAGTGTGGTGAAGCTGGTGGGCCGATGAGTTATAAACAGCACCGACAGCTTCTGCCAAGGCTTCGGCCTTCGCTCGATCCTCTTGGCGTTTGAGGGTCCCGAAAGGCTTCCTTTTACGTTCTTCGCACCAGCGACCAGTGGGTTAATCAAGATGATCTGCGAGGAGAATCGCTTTCCGATCGGTTGAATAGTCAGTCGTTTCGACTTCACGTAGCGTGTCCGCGATCTGGTGCGATTCGCCCACCAGTTTGGCTTGCTCAATACGCAGTCGATGGAGACGAGCGAGGGCTTCTGAGCGCTCCTGCCATGTGAGATCACGCCGCTTGAGATTCTACATCGAGTTCAGCCTCTTCTGCTTCTAGGGGTGAGAGTTCGCCAAGGGTGACATACGGAACCTCGCCGGGGCCGAAATCCCGGCCATTGTGGCGGCATCCGTCGCCGAGTAGCCAGATTGTCTCTAGGGCACGCAATCGGCGCTCACCGGCCACGAGAGCGACCCCATCGGGGGTTTCCCGGGTGACTATGGGGTGGAGGAGTCCAAGGCTGGAAATCGAGTTCGCGAGGTCGGTAATGGCTTCGGGATCGAAGTCACGACGCTGGCGATTGGGCGGGATGATGAGGTCGGAATAAAGGATTGAGTTTGTCATTGACTGGGCTCCTGTCAGCACTTCTTCCCACCAGGGGCTGCTCGGTGGGCAAGCTTATGATCGGCCCGTTGGCCGTTGTAGAGGATCTTTTCCACGAATGCCCGACCGAGGTCAAGCCCTTTGTATTCAGGGAACTTCTCCGGATTGTTGCGGATATAGCCCATCAAGTCGAAGATCCTGACGAGGGTGTCAGCCATTTCAACCGTGAGCATCTTGTGCTGGGGCAGATGGGTATCATCGAGGCTCTTCCGCCAGCCTTCTGCCCCTTCCGCGACTTCCGTCGTGACGAGCATCAGCATTTCCATGATGTTGCGATCGACCTTCCGCCCGGTGGTGGGGTTGGAATACCAGCCAGCCTTGACATTGGCGTGGTAGATCTGGTCGCAGAGTGTGTTGATGGCAAAAGCCGCGAGTTCGAGAGTTGAGGTTGCAAGCATGGGTTAGACTCCTGAGAAAGAAAAAGGCAGCTGGAGGTGGTGTGCCCCCAGCTGCCCAGCGACCCGACGGGTTAGCCCGCCTTGGCGATCTTCTTGATCTCTGCGTAGATGTCCTCACCAGCGACCCGGTGGGAGACGACGACCTTGGCCATGCGACCCTGGATCATGCCGAAGGAAAACGGCTGGCCCGGGGTGTTCATGTCAAGAGCTTCGCGAATCCGACCGAGCCCGACGTTCTTGCCCTTGCCGAAGTCGAGCGCTCCGGTATCGGTCAGGTCGAGCATCTGCTGCTGATTGCACTTCACCGTGTCGCGGCCGAGAAGGGCCTTGACATTATCGTCGAGGATGTCCCAGACGATTTCGAGCTTGATGCCAGAGGAGCTGCCGTCCTTCGACGACCAGGACTTGACATCGACCTTTTCGGCCAGTGCGAGGTATTCTCCGGCAGGGACAGGAATGACCTTGGTGTCATTGGTTTCGTCGAAGGTGGCATTGAGGAAGGTGTTGGGGTCAAAAGACATGATGAAGTCACTTTCTATGATAAAGGTTGATGATGGTAGTGAATGTGGGGCTTTGGGCTGGATAGGCAGGAGGCCCCTGCACCTGGCTATTAGGAAGTCGCATTCCGGCTGACCCACTTGTCGAAGATCAGCTTAAAATCTGGCGAGTTGTCGGACTTGATCGGAAGGTTCCGGGTCTTGACATCAGCCATGGCAGAGGCGGTGTTCCAAGTCCACTTATCCCCCGACCGTTCCGCGAGGATGACGTCAGAGAACATCGCGGGGAACTTCGGGGCCAAGGCCTTGCCGAGGGTTGAAACCATGAGCTTGACCCCGCCGAGAACTGCGTCCGTTTCGCGTTCTACATGGCTGAGTAGGACAAAATGACAAGCGCAATTGTCGCAGAGCATTCGCACCAGTTTTTCAACCTGGTCCTGCGCGATGCCCCAGTCGGATTGGTTCCGAACAGCTTTCCCCCCGACGACGAGAGCCATAGCGCACTGTGAAATCCCAGTAGCGCCGTCAATGACCAGAACGCGGGATTGATCCCAAGTGTTAACTGCTCCATATTTGTCTCCGGTTCGATCGTCAGGGAAGTTGTTGAGGGCTTCGAGAAGTGATACGAATTGGTTGTGCTTGGACTTGTTCGGGTCGGTCATCTTGGCGAGGCTGTCGAGGTTCAGCATGTTGATGTTCTTGGCATTCTGGATCATGTCGGTGAAGGAGGCGGCAGGGGACATGACCTTGTGCCAGTGGAGGTTGGAAGGGATGGGGAGATTGCGGTCAGTCCAGTAGCCGAGGAGGGACTCCATCCCGCTTTCGAGGGCGAGGTAGAATACTTCGACGCCAAGGTCGACCAGGGTTCCAATGGAGTGGGTCTTGCCGGTGCCTGATGGGCCCATCACCAAGACGTTAACGCCGGGGAGAGTGAAGGGAGGCTTGAGGTCGAGGGGCATGGATTAGTCCTTTCGTGATAATCGAGTTCGATGGTGAGCTGGTGGTGGAGAACGGCTATGGGGACTTTCCAAGCGACAAGGGACATGCATTCGATAGACCCTGCGATGGAGAAGGGGTTTTCGAAGCGTTGGCATCCTCGGCAAAGTCCGTGGATGAAGGAATAAGCCTGGAGTTCCCCGTTGTGGAAAGCCCGGACCCTGGCATAGGCATCGCCGCAGCGGCAGCACATCCACTGGAGAGAGCAGCAGTCACGAGGATCGGAAACCCTTTCCTCGATGACATGCACACCGTTAATCCACCAGTCACGCAGCAGCATGGATCGAAGCCATCTTGGCGTTGTATTGGTCGATCGTGACTTCCTCGCGGGCGAGTGGGTCCCAGACTCTTTGGACGAAATAGGTCGAGAGCCAGGCTTCCGGGTCCGAGGACTTGCAAACGGACTGGAGGGCGCAGCCTCCGTATTCGCTGCAAGCATGGTCGAGGTTGTAGTCCCAGTAACCCTGCTTCCAGCACTCGATCATCCGCTCGATGTCGCGGCAGGTCTGGTCGAGCCAGCGGTCGATTTCGTAAGGGCTGCGATAGGAGAGGACCTGCTGGGTGTCGTATTTCGTCTTGAGGATTGAGACACCGCGGATGCAGACGCCTTGGGGGTTGAGGCCGAACTCCCGAGCGGCCCAGCAATACCCGGTGAACTGGCTTCGCATTTCCCACTGCTTCGCCCAGGAAGGCCCAAGGGAGGAAGTGGTTTTCTCGTCGTAGATGTAAACCCCACCGTAGGCTTCAGCGATCATGTCCGCTCGGCCTGTGTAGAAGAGAGGCTCTCCAGTGACTGGATGATCGATCGGGAGAGGCTGAGCGAAGCTAAACTCAATTCCGTGACGACCGTCGGAGAACTGGAGCGGGGTAGCACCATCTGCTCCAAGCGGATACTGTTCAAAGTAAAACTCGAGAGCGCCAGCAGTGCGTTCCAGTGACTTAGCACTGTCGNCCGGGCATTCAAAATCTCCATACTTAGAGATAAGTGCTCCCAAGCCAGCTGCGACCGCGTCCTCGGCAGAGGCCCCATGCTGGTAAAAGCTTGTTCGAGCTGCTTCAATGCCTTCTGCAAATGCGCCTCCAGCGATGAGGTGGACGGATTCAGCAGCGGGTTTCCAATGCTGCATGTATTGCCGGAACATCTTCTGCGGGCATGAGCGGAAGGTGCCGAGGGTGGTGGAGTCGATGGCGACTGGAAAGTGGGGGGAGTAGGTCATGCTCAGAACCCCACTTCATCGAAGTCAGCATCCACGATGTTTTCATCAGGCTTGGGAGCCTCAAGCTGGGGAACTCGAATATCGGCGTTTAGGAGTTTGGCGGCAGCCTCAGCCCGAAAACGATCAAGAGCTTGGGCGCAGAGTTCTTGGATTTGGGCTGCCTCCTCGGAGGAGAAATTGATCGTCTGGGCGAAGCCTTCTTCCTTCATTTCAAAGTGACCCTTGATAGGGGTCTGCTGTGAATAGGTCGAGAGGTAGACGCAGGAAATATACATTGGGCAGGTTCCTTTTGCAGGCTGGTGGGAAAGGGTTAAAGACCGAGTTCAGAGAGGAGGTCATCAGCATTCGGCGCTGGGGCCTTGGTCCTCGGGGAGGACTTACCCGCCGGCATGGCGAGGCGTTCTTGGCGGAGGAAGCGAATGGCTTCGCGGGTTTCATCGAGGGTGAGGCCTTCGGGCGTTCGGGCCTTCTGGCGGAGTTCAGCAATACGTTGCTGGGTTTCGAGAGAGACGGCCAATGGGTTTGTCCTTGGTTGAGTGTGGGGTATCCCCCGGGAATATTGAGAATATAATCCCCGGGAGGTTGTGGGGTCAAATGGGATTAATCGCTGCTAGGCAACGTGGAGTTCTTCACGCTGGCGGGTGCAAGCCACATAGAGGGATCGGAAAGCCTCAGCCCGATTGCGGTTCAGCATGATGTCCTCAAGATCGAGAAAGACCTTCCTCACCGACGATCCCTGGGACATATGGGAAGTCCAGGCATAGGCATGGCGGACATCGTGGAAGGCATCTTTCAGCTCCCAGAACTCCCGCCACTTCCACTTCTTCCCACCCTTGGCTTCCATGGAGAGTTCGTTCAGGCGGTTGGAGACATGGAAGTTGCCGGTCGGGGTTAGGGTTCGGACGGTGAACTTTTTCCCGGATTCATGCTCTACCAGGAGATTGAAGATTTCAAACTCCCGATGTCTGGGATGGTTGCCGATCGCNACTTCNAGGATCTTGGCNTCTTCGGCATTNTGCATGAAGGTGNNGCCNTCGAGGTCNTTGAGCGGCGCTCTGGCGACGATCTGGTCNTNGGGAAGCCAGGTNGANTTCTTCGCCTCTGGGCCNAAGATGAGCTTTCGGATATAGGCATTGTGGGCATCGACAGTGACATTCCGCCATGCGATGACTTTGGCTTCGCCGGTTTGGAAGAGCTCGAGATTGGCTTCGATCTGGTTGAGCCAGTCGGCCTTGCCCCAGCGGAACACCGGGGCGTTGGTTTCGATCTTGATCGAAGGTGTGGGATGGTCCACGACCTTGCGGATGTTTGTGGCCAGGTCTAGCATGGAGTTGCCGTAGCGCATGACAGTGGTGAGCTCGGTCACCGTTTTGTGACCTTCCAGACGAGGGGTAGGTCGATTTCCCCCGNNTGGTGGGAGTCGTGGGCTGGATCGCCNNTGAAGATAANNNGGACGTTCCAATCGAGCC